AAGGATAAGTTTGATTTTATTCTGGCCGACCCGCCATATTCGACCGAAGAATCAAGAGAATTATATAATATGCCACCAGTGTACTATAAAAAATGGACACAGGAAGCCGAAAAGTTGCTAAAAACAGGTGGATTATTGTGCGTTTATCATAAATATGTCATGCCAAACCCAGACCCAACAAAGTTTTTAGTAGAAAAAAGAGTTTTTATTGGGAGCCGGACATATCATTTACCTAGAGTGGCAATATATTTTATGAAAAAATAATAATGAAACCAAATAATGAAACCGGATGAAAAGTTTATCCAATGGTTAAAGATAGTTATAATGATAACCGGCGGGATTTATGTTATTTATTTATTGAGAGGGATTAAAGAAGCCATAGACTTATTGGTGATGATATGATATAATGGTTAGGTATGCCGTTAATTAACTCCAAAAGTAGATCGGCACAGAGAAAGAATTATTTGGAATTAGTATCCAGCCGAGTCGGACCCACCAGACAGAAGGCTATCAGGACTATTATGCGCCGCCGGGGTATATCTTATGAGAAAGCCAAAGGAATACAGGCCACCGCCATAGTGAGAACAAAGAGAACAAAGAGAACAAAAAAGAAAAAGACATAAAGAATGGCCGAAGACAGAGCTTTATTAAAATATCTTAAGGAGGAAAGAGAAAAGAAAAAGAAGACAAAACCGCCGCCGGTATCAATGGTTTGTATTCACTTAATAACCAGTCCCGAACCACAAGTACCATTTTATACCAAAGATAGAAGTGTTAACGAAAGGGATACGGGAAGAAGGTTTTTATGCCAACAGTGTGCCAGAAGAATAGACACCAGACAATTAACAAAGGAAGATGTCAATGATTATATAGTCATGCCGGAAAAAGAGTTTAGAATGAAGATAAAGAATTATGAAAGATATTGAACACAAAACTAAATTGAATCCTAAACAAGAATTGTTTTGTAAATTATACGCCAGTGATGAAGAGTTATTCGGAAATGGAGTATATAGCTATTTGAAAGCTTATGATTTACCGCCAAGCAAATATAAGGCCGCCTCGGTGTCAGCCGGAAGGCTGCTAGTAAATGATAGGATACTGGACAGAATTAATGAAATATTGGATATTAAGTTAAATAATGAAACAGTAGATAAAGAGTTGGCTTTTGTTATATTGCAGAAGAGGGACTTTGCGGCAAAGGTTGCGGCTATTAGAGAATATAATCGAGTGAAGAAAAGAGTGGAAGAGGGTTCCAGGGTATTAATGATAGGACAAATTTTGCAGCAAATAGAGCAAAACAATGCCGAGAACAAAGACAACAACGACAACAAAGACAACAAGGACGACAACAACGAAACAGAAAATAACAGACAAAGATTATCGGTTGAAAACGTTTTACTGGATAAAAGACAAACAGGGGAGAAGGACATTGTTCCGGATGAACAGAACGCAGAGAAATTTGGAGAAAGAGAAGCATAGACGAAATATCATTCTAAAAAGTCGTCAATTAGGTTGCACGACACTAGAGGCAATCAGTATGTTAGATGATGCCTTGTTTAATCGAAATTATGATGCCTTGTTCATCGCTCAAGATTTAGATACAGCCAAGGACATATTTTCTAATAAAATAGACTATGCTTGGCAAAATTATCCAGATGAATTAAAAAAATTATATATATTAGATAATGATTCGGCCAGAAAACTAAGATTTGATTTTGGAGATGGGACAGTTAGTTCGATTACGGTAGATAGCACGGGAAGGTCGGGAACATACCAAAGGTTGCATATTACCGAATTCGCTAAAGTGTGCCGAGATTATCCCGACAAAGCCAATGAGATATTCAACGGCTCTATTCCAGCGGTGCCGACTAATGGACGGGTAGACATTGAATCAACCGCCATGAGTAGCGATGGACTTTTTTATGAGTTGTTTTGGGAAGCGTGGGAACGCGGCGACCCAAAGTTGCCCACAGAGTTTAAGGCGCATTTCTATAATTGGACTTGGGATGAAGAGGTGGCAACAACAGACGAGATAAGAGCATTGCCTCGTGAGATGAAGGATTATCAACAATTGCACAAACTCAGTAACCAAGAAATAAGCTATTATTATTTGAAGTGGATATCTCTAAACAAAAACTGGACGGAATGTAAAAGGGAATATCCAACTACACCCTATGAGGCATTTAGCGGTTCGGGAGCAAAAGTGTTTGATGATCTGGCCATAGAAAGGTTTGTTTTGGAAACTGGCACCAAGGCCGGAGATTGGGTTTATTTTGAAGAACCGCAGACGGGGCATGATTATTGTTTGGGAGCGGATGTGGCGGAAGGAGTAGGCCAAGACAGCAGTACAACAGTGATATGGGATTTTACGCCAATTAGACCGAGAGTAGTAGCGCGATATAAAAATAATCTTATAGCGCCGGATTTATTCGCTTATGAAATAAAAGCTGGAGCGGAAAAATATAAAATGGCTTATGTGGCCGTGGAACGAAATAATCATGGACACAGTACCCTTAGCAAGCTTAAAGAGATATATCCAGAGAGGAATATATATCGGGAGAAAAATAAATATGGCTGGGAAACAAATTTAGTAACCAAACCAAAGATGGTTTTTGATTTAGCGGCGGCAACGAATAATGATCTGGTGGATATCCCGGATAGAATATTGGCGGGAGAAATGCGCAGATACGATAAGCAATATTTGAATACGGCCAGATTCGACCAAGACGCGACTCAACATTATGACGTTCTCATGGCTGCTTGTATTGGATTTCAGATGAAAACGGAGAGGAAGGTCAAGCACGAAACTAAGTTATTTCGCCCCAACTATATTGTATGATTTTATAAATTATGCTATAATGATAGTTAAGTAAGATAATTGCAGATTATTTATGATCACAAAATTGAAGTTATCGATAGCTGAACAAAGTAGCCGTGAATATCTTAAAGGGCAGATTACTAATCCGGTATCTCAATATCAGCCGAACAAAGAAACAGTGGGGCGGACGATGGAAATCAACCGTAAATTCTCGCGGGCTTATGAGATTATGCATAAACCCTATGAAGAGTTTAATAACCGCTCTTTATTAGAAGAAATGTCCGAGTGTCAGAAGTATTTCAATAACTATCGGCCAGCGAAATCTAATGATCCTGCGGAACAGTGGAAGTCTAATGCTGTCCGTCCAATCATCAGGAATCGGGCTATTAGTATTGCCGCTCATACTACGGGAACCTTAATAAAACCGCAGGTATTTGCCCAAAATGAGCAACAACAGGCTGATAAAGACGCTAGTACTGTTATGAGGGGGTTATTAGAATGGGCTAATGATCAAGCTAATTACGTTCAAACATTTGTTTACGCGGTGATTGCCTCCTTAGTTAATCCGGCCACGATTATTCACACCGAATATGCCGAAAACTATCGTTTGATAAAAGAAATTAAAGACATTTCCGAAGGCCAACCCCAGTATGAGGAAAAGAAGGTTATTGACGAGATTAATTCCGGTTTCAATGATTGTATTGTCCCGTTGGATGAGTTTTTTATTTCTGATATTAGAGAAAACAATATCCAAAAACAGCCTTATCTAATCTGGAGAAAAGTGATGGATTACTCGGTGGCTTTGGCAAAATATGGGGATAATATGAATTTCTTGAATTATGTCCGGCCGGGATTGCAGATTGTTTATGATCAATCAACAGAGATGTTTTATGAGGTTTATGATGATAACCTGGCAGAAAGTTTAGTAGAAGAGATTATATATTATGACCGGGCGCAAGACTTAGAAATTAGGCAGGTCAACGGAGTAATGATGGATAATCCCGATAGACCCAATCCCCGGCAAGATAAGAAATATCCTTTTGTGAAGGGCGGTTATGAATTAATAGATGAAGGCAAATTCTTTTATTATTTCTCGCTGGTCAGAAAAATGAAAGATGATGCCGAGATCATTAATACGCTATACCGGATGGTGATTGATGGAACTTTTTTGCGGTTAATGCCGCCACAGGCTGTATTTGGGGACGAAAATATTAATTCGGCTATTACTACTCCGGGAACCGTGGTGACCTTCCGCGAAGGAACCAGATTACAAGGTATTGATGTGGGATCAGATCTTGGAGCGGGCTATCGGGCGTTAGACAAGATGGAGGCGTCTTTGTCGGAGAGTTCTAATGATATATTGCAATCAGGAATGTCCATTACCGGGTCGCAGACGGCCTTTGAAATATCCCGGTTAGAGCAAAATGCCAGAATTATGCTGGGTTTATTTGGGAAGATGATTGGCTTTATGGTGAAAGAATGGGGTGAGCTTAGAATTGGCGACATATTGCAACATTTAACTGTTGGGGAAGTGTCTGATATTGTTGGCGAAGAAGCTACGGTGCGCTATAAATCATTCTTATTGCCCGATCAAATACAAGGAGGAAAGAAGCAGAATTATCGTGTCTTGATGTCGGACATAGAATTGCCCCAGAACGAACTGGAGGCCAGCTATGATGCTTTGGCGGTGGCCGGTGGAGCACAACTAGAAGATGTGATGAATATGCCGGATGACGTTAAAGAGCAATATATTGCTAAAGCCATCGACGGAGACGTTAAATTGTTTATTGCCAATCCTAGGGCCTTTCGGCAGTTAAAATATAAGATTATAGTTAGACCGGATATTGATACTCCACACACTGAAAACGTCAAGAAAGCTCTAAATATAGAGTTGTTTGACCGAGCCATTAACTTGCCGTTTGCCAATCAGGAAGCTCTTTATCGGGATCTTTTGTTGGGTTCTTATGAAAAGACTAGAGATGATACTGATAAATATGTCATAGAAAAGAAACCATTAGAACCATTAGAATCATTAGAATCATTAGGATTGGGAGGATTGGGAGGGGCTGGGCTGGAACCAGGAAGAGAGACAGCCAGAACAGCCAGAACACCCAGAACAACAGCCGAAAATCCATTGAATAAGATATTTGGTACCGGGAATCAAGGTCGACTCAATATGGCAGTAGGCACCAATACTGCTTTGCAATAAATGATTACCATAGAAGAGTGGAACACATTAGATTGGCCAATTAAAAACAGGATTATTTCTAAATATAAGATTGGCAGGAGCGCACCCACCAGGGTAGTATCTTTGAGTTCGGGAGTGGATTCGGTAGTAGATGATGGGATTAGGCAGGGTGATTTATCTATTTTTAAGAACCTAAAACTGCAAGACATTGTAGCCTCTCTCGATATAGTTTTGGGAGCGGCTAAAGCACCAAGAAAAGAAGCGGAAGCCGTTGAAGTAATCGAAGCCACAAAAGCCACAAAAGCCACAAAAGCAATGAAAAAAATTAAACCAAAAGAGATCGGCAAGACCAAAAAGGCAACTGCCAAAAAGATAGTTGGCAATAAGACCGGCAAGAAGATTCTTAAAAAGAATAAATAATATTTAATTTGGAAGAATGCGCAGGTATTTAGCTAGAAAATTGATTAATTGGTTGGTGAAGGATCTTTATAATGGGGTGACCATAGATGAAGTATTGTGGGCGGATAAAGGCCGGTATTATATCGGTTGGCATCAAGTCACACCCGATGAGATGGCTAAATATCAGATAGAGGCCGTGATGATTACTGATGCGCCTTTATGGAAAACATTGACAAAGAATCTAAAATACTTGGCTAACAAAAGAATGTATGAGCAATCTAAGGCGTACGAGGATATGTATTTTGGGAAAGCCATGCTTTACGTTATTGATGTTATGGAGAAGACCATGATTAGTTTGAGGCCAGATAAAGAAAGAGTCGAGACAACACCAGACATTGCAAGACACTAGTAATCAATTAGCAATCAATTAGCAATCAATTAGCAACTAAATTGTCGTTTAATAACGTTTAATAAATGGTAGGATGTCTTCCTTTGCTCTCAAGTTGAAAACAGAGAACAAAGGAGGGCATCTTATCAAGATACCCTGAATCAACTAATTAACGAGGCGCAGGACACCTTTAAACCTGTGTTAGAAATATGGTTGAAGAGAAACAGTCAGTTATAAATGAGGAGAAAGCTGGCGCTCCTAATGAGAAGGAAACTCAAGAGCAATCTAATAAACCTACGGGAACAGAGTCTGCTAAAGATAAAATAAACAAAGCGGACGAAAGAAAGACAATAGAAATGGACACACAAGAAGTTCTCAGCTTGTTAGAAGCCGATGAACAAGCCCTGAAAAAAGCCGAAGATAAGATTGTAAATCTTAAAAGGCGATTGAAAGGAGGGGTGGGCGAGGATGACGATTTGCGGGGTCAGGTGGAAGAACTAAGAGAGAAATTGGAGCAGCTGACTTCTTATCGAGAAGATCAAGCTGACAAAGACCTTTTAGAACTGCAAGCCAGCCGCAAGAAGAACGCTGAATTGACAGCTATCCTTCGCTCAAAAATGTCTATTTCTAATAATAGTTTGGGTTCGAATCAGGACAAATTGCGTCCCGAAGAAAACCCGGCTAAAGAATATTCAGCTCAAGAGTTAGCTATCTTTAGGCGGATGGCTGCCCGAAGAAATATAACTTTAGAAGAGTATTTGAAAAGTAAAAAATAGCTAATAGCTCCAGAGGGGAAGGTCGCTCTCATTAAAAAGGAGCAGATCAACAGAAGAAAAGAATAAACAGAATATGGCTAAAGGCGACATAAAAATAGTTGATGTCGGCGGAAAGAACGTAGTGCCGGTTAGAACTTTCCAGGTGAAATCCGGTAAAGGATCTATTAATGCTGGTGAGCCGGTACGATTGGCTCATGAAGCAGCGGCTGGCACTGGTTTCTATGTGGTTCCCTTAGAGGACGGCAAAGGGACAGTGGCTAATATGTATTTCCTTGGCATCGCGGCTAATAACGCTACCCATACTTCTGCTGCCGATGGTACTGTTGATGTATACCTTGATTTGCCAGGCACGATTTATCGTGTCAAAGCTAAGACCGCGGCCAGCGCTGATTCAACAGCGGATATAAACTCCCGTCTGTTTTATCGTTATGTCATCGATCTGACTTCGTCCACTTATACTTTGGATGAAGCTGGGGGAGATGGCACTACTAATGCGTTTATCGTGGTCGGTGGAGATCCCGCAACGTCATCATTTGATTTCGTTTGCGCCGATATTGCCACCTGGCGACATTGGGCCAAGGTATAACATACAAATATGGCATCATTATCTGGGGGCTTAAGCCCCAATATAGTTAAAACAGCATTAGATGACGTGTTTTATCAGGAAGCCAATATACAACAGCACCCACAGTATGCTACGGCTGAAACAGCCGCAGTATTCAAGCAGGATACGGCCGATTCATCGGCGGTTATATGGGAGCTGTTTAAGGGAGGAGGATTGTGGAGTACGCGGTCAGAAGAACAGGATGTTGTTTCGGCAACACCACGAGTGGCAAATCAGAAAACTTTTACAGTTACAAATTTTGCCCAGAGCATCGATATTACTAAAAATCTGTTCGACGATAAATTTCGCTTATTGTCGTCATTAAACTGGGTGAATTGCTGGAAAACCCTTAATTGGGCAATCAGCAGCCAAGCTAAAGTAGGGATACTTTAGAAGGTTCAGAGACTAGGGAACGAGACCAGAACGGTCGGTAATTTCCCCAAGAGCGCCCAGCACTCTTAAAGAGTGATGATATAGTCCGACCACTGATAGAACTTTGATTAGGTAATTCAGTGAAGTAGAGGATAAAGAACCTTTACGATAACACAAGAATAAGCACGCTGTTTACGAAAAAATGGTTAGGGACTTTGCTTTAAAAGCTAGACTAACCAGAGACAATAATGCTTTCGCAGTATTCCGAAATGCTTTGACAACGGCCACAACGGCTGACGCGGTAGCTTTAATTAGTGATTCGCATACATCGTTGTCGGGAACGACCGTTGACAACAAAGTCACCGGGGCATTGTCAGAGACAACATTAAACACGGCTATTGTGCAGCTTCTTGAATTGAAAACTCAAGATGACGTAGTAGCTGGAAATCTGCCTTCATGTTTGGTGGTTCCGCCAGCTCTCTATAAGTTAGCGGTGGAGATCACTGAATCAGAGTTGCGCTCGGGAATAGCTGATAACGATATGAATGTTTACTCCGATAAGTACGGAGTTAGGGTTTATACCAATCAATTCTTGGGAGCAGCGGCAGGTGGTTCAGATGCAGCGTGGTTCTTACTTTCCGATAATCATTCGGTTTATCGCTTTGTTAGACAAGGGATGTCGACTGATCTGGTAGATTATAAATACCAGAGAAACAACAACTACATCTACAAGGGGGAATTCCGTGAGGTAGTCGGAGCTATGAACTACGAGGGCATAGTGGGGAGTTCAGGAGCATAGGTTCGTATACCAATACTGATGGGATAATCCATCAATCAAACAATCAAAATAAAAGTCTAACCAAAATCACAATACACAATGATAAAATGAGCAAAAACATCATTACAGCAATCGTTGCCGGGGTTGTGGGACTTGTGGTTGGTTACGGACTAGCTTCATCTCCACAGGTTTCACTGGGTGGGACGACCCACTTTTCGGGCTTAGCGGTTTCGGGAGCAGTTTATAACTCTTCTACTTTATCGGTAGAAGGAGCCACTGATCTGCGTAGCACACTATCGGTAATCGGGGCAACTACGTTGACCGGCGAAACAACTTTGGGAAATTGCGGAACAGGTTCTTACACTGTTCCCGCATTAAGTCCTAGTTTTGCTCCGACGGGTAATACTAGCGCCTCTACCACAGTTACAGTTACTGGACTGGCTACTGGCGATACGGCTTTTGCTAGTTGGTCTCCGCCAACAGGATCGGCCACTAATACTTTGGTGGCTTTAGGGACTAACTTAATTGGAGTAGAAGCATCAGGTACAAATGCTTTCGTAACATTTGGCAACCTGAAAACTACTACTTCAACAGCTTCAGTAACAGGCACCGTAACAGTTTGCTATTTCGATTAGCAACTTCATACAGCCCGTTCTTTCTCTCTCTCTTCGGGGAGAGAGGAGAGAGCGGGTTTAGCTGGAAATGGTTAGCAATGGTTATTAGTAAAGGTCAATAAAGGTCTTCGGGAATTAAAATAAAATAGATAAAACATGGACAAAACAACGAAATATATTATTGGTATTGTGGCTGTAGTTTTATTGGGGTTGCTTTATATGGCCGGTAGCCAACGGCCCCTATTGGGTGGAGCTACGGGATATAGTTCAGTGACTGTAACTACGTCTTCTGTGGGAGTCGCTAAGACTCAAGTGATAGCGGCTGACGCCAATAGGCAATACTTTTCCATTCAGAATAATGGATTGAGTCCGATTTATTGCTTATTAGATGGCAGTACGGCGGCGGCTTCCAGCAAGGTGGCTACCACTACTGGATCAACTATTGGTTTCCAGATTAACTATTTAGCAGCTTCTACTACAAACAGCTTATATGAAAATTATGGGTATACCGGAGTGGTCAATTGCGCGGCGGCAGCGGCTTCAGTGGTCACGATAACTACTGCTCCATAATATGAACGGCAACGGCGAAAAAATGCGGAAAATAGTATTTGATTATGGGTCATTAATAGTGGCTGTGGCCGCAATTACGGTGGCAATCAATGCTTATTTTCAGACTCCTGTACTGGAGAGTTCAGGAAGAATTATAGAGCTGAGAGCCCAAGTAGAACAAAATAAAGTAATTGTTGACCAATTACTAACGCAGCAGAAAAACGATTTGCATAGTGTGCAGGTTAAATTAGAAGAGATCGCCCAGAATCAGATTACTATTAGAGAGGGGTTGGTTAGGTTGGAAACCTTGATAGGAAAGACAATAAAGAAATAAAGAAATAAAGAAATAAAGAAATAGCAAAATAAAGAAATAGAAAAATAAAAATATAGAATGGCTAAAACCATCGCAACATTAAAAGATGAATTAACAGCAGCTTTGCATGGAGCTACATTAAATGATGTGCAAAATCTTGATGGGGTTATTGCTCGAGCTGGGCAGAATCTATTATTAGATATTGACCCAGATGAAACCCGGCGAACAGCCAACTTGGCTAACGCTCTTTATGACAGTGTTTATGATTATGCTTTGCCAGCCGATGTGAAAGGAACAAAAATTATTGATATTAGGCCGCAAACATCACGCACTGTGGCTGATAATTTGGGGCAAGTAAAATCAGAAGAATTCGACCAATATAAAGAAATTAACAATAATCGGTATGAAGTTCGGTGGGATGATTATGTAAAAACTATTCGGATTGATAAGGGATTAACGGCACCGAAAGCTATAGCCCAGATGAATTCATTAACTGAAGATGGTACTTGGGCTTCTTCGGGGGTAGCTTCAACACTGACAGTGGATAGTGTTTATTATTTGACTGGATCTAATTCATTTGCCTTCAATACGTCAGGAATAGGCACAGCGACTTTGACTAATTCTACGCTGACAGCTGTGGATTTATCAGATTATGTCAATAAATCAGCTTTCTTTCTGTGGGTGTATATTCCTACTCCGGCTAATCTGACTAGCGTGGAATTACAATGGGGCACCAACGTTTCTAATTATTATTCGGTAACTAAAACTACAGCTCATCCTTCTAACTCGTTTCAGACCGGCTGGAATCTTTTTCGCTTCGATTGGGATGGGGCTACAGAAACTGGTACAGTGACAGATACTTCAATTGGTTATCTGAAAATTAATTTAGTGGTAACGGCGGCTGATAATAATTATCGGGTCGATTCATTGATTGTGTCTTATGGTTATATTTGGGAGATTGAGTATTATTCCAAGTA